CCCCACCACGCCAAGTTGCACTCGTCTTACCGGGGTACAGTGTACAGCCGGGATGACGCTCTGCAACTATCTCCAACACACACGATTGGATTGACCATGACTTACTTGACGAAGACTCGAGCTCTTGAGCTCAAGTCTCCAAAGGGTTGGCACCTCGTCACACCGTTTAACGGTATGACTTATGATGTCCCCTTTGAGTCGCGCCTTGGCCCGACTAATCAAGTAGGACCTTGCCAGACAACGTATACCTGGTCTAACCAGGATACGTCGGACTCCGGATTGGAAGATGACCTTGCGATCTTTCGCAACGGTTTCACTTCCTACGACCCTGTTGATGACAGGGGTCATGAGTTCTGGACCTCGAAGACGTCCCGATGGCTCAGCCACTGGGATTACTTTTCGAAGCTCAGCACTGGAGACATGATGAGAGGACCTTTGGTCCCCAATCATTCGCTTCACGATCCGTATGCCATCCTCCCTCAAGGAGGGTGGAATACGGCAGTCAAGGACCCGTATCCTCCGTTACCGGTAGATACGGACGTGAAGTCCATGGGTGCCACGGCTATTAACCGTGTTGCACCCGGAGCCCCCCGCGCGACTTTGGCTTCGTCCCTGGTAGAACTTATCAGGGATACACCAAAGATGATCGGCCATCAGCTGTTCACTGAAGGATTCAAGAAAACACCCTCCTCCGTTGGAGGAGAGTACTTGAACTTCAAGTTCGGCTGGCAACCGACCATCAATGATGTGAAGAAGTGCATCAAATCACTTCTTCATGCCACGGAACTGATCCGTCAGTTCGAGCGGGATAACGGACGTGTTGTCCGTCGTCGGTTCGCCTTCCCAACCGCCACTACCGCGAGAGCAGATATCTTCTCTCAATAAGGTAATGGGCCCCTGGTTTATTACAACCCAGGGTGGTTTCAGGCAGGCGACGCAAGGGAGTATCTGTCGAGAGTTGATCGAACCGACCGAGAGGTCTGGTTCAGCGGTGCCTTTTCCTACTACTTCCCTACCGGAACATCCGGTATCAAGAAGTTGCAGGAGTTTGAGGCGAAGGCAAATCATCTCTTGGGTACCCGGATGGATCCGGAAGCCCTGTGGCAGCTTACTCCATGGTCGTGGCTCGTTGACTGGTACGGTACCATTGGCGATATAATCGGCAATGCAAACCGGATCGCAGACAACGGGCTTGTCATTCGGTATGGCTACCTGATGGTTCACACCACCAGGGAATACCAGTGGAGCACCTTGCCTAGTCTTCTCGACTATGATGGCAAGATGTTTCCCACTAGTAGCGCCTTTTACCGCCGTGAAACTAAGCGACGGTACCGAGCGACACCTTTCGGCTTTGGCCTTGATCTGTCGGATATGAATCCGCAGCAATGGGCCATCCTCTCTGCGCTTGGCTTGAGCCATTCGCAGAGGTGATCACCGTGTGTTGATCACAACAACCCCAACGCGGCTCCTCCTGAAGGAGGCGCGGGAACCTCTTGGCAATCAGCCAAGGGAACTCCGAGGACAACTGAATAGTCCACGAAGTCGAGGATGCTGCCATGCTTTCTGACCCTCAGTCCATTACTCTCTCTGGATCTGCTAGTTCGCTTCCGCGTACTAGCACTACCCAGCTCGGGGCTGTTTATTCTAACCCCGACTCGACGATCACGCTTGACGTCGTTCACAACAAGGGCCGGCGAAACCGGACCACTGTTCGACTGCGTCAGGACAAGATCGCCGCCGATCCGCTGCTCGCCACAGTTAACCGTCGTCTCTCGACTACGGCGTACTTCGGCGTGGATTCGCCCCCTGAGGGGTTCACCATTGCGGATCTGGTCGCGAACCTCAAG